GTTGATTTAAGATGTGTAAAAAGATTGAAAGGAACCTGGAAAGATGCAACTGCAATTCATTATAATAAATATAATCAGCAATATAATTCACAAGGCGAACAAAATCCAGAATGGTGTTTACAAAAAACAGATAAATTTGATGTTATCTTTTCTTATTCTATTTTTACACACACATCATTTGAAGAATTTGAATATGTTTTTAATAGACACAAAAAACACCTAGATAAGAATGGTATAATAGTACATACATTTGTTGACTTATATAATGTAACAGACACACAATATATGATACCAACAGATAAATTACCTAAGTATTTAAAGGGAGAATATTTCCCTACAAATGAACTATATAGATATGATAATACAGTAAAAAAAGAATATGAAGAAATAATTAGCGAGAGATTTGATGCAATGTTTAGTAGACATTACGTCAAAGAAAAATTAAATTGTGAGATAAACGAATACGATATGTTGTTATGTTCAGCAATTTATAAAAGGGAGGATTAATATGGCGTTACCATTAATAGGAACAGCACTAGGACTTGTAGGAGATTTAGCAGGTAACTGGATGAAAGGTAAAGTCGATAAACAGAAAGCAGAGAGTGACGTTAAAGTTGCAAAAGCAAAAGCAGAAGCAGTTGTGTATCAAAAACAAGCAACTGGTGAAATAGATTGGGATTTAGAATCAATGAAAGGTTCACAATCATCATGGAAAGATGAATGGTTAACAGTTATATTTTCTATACCATTGGTGATGTGTTTTATTCCAGGTATGGAAGAAATAGTGCAGAATGGATTTGCAAGACTTAACGAACTACCAGAATGGTATCAATACACATTAGGTGTTATTGTCGCCGCCAGTTTTGGTGTACGTTCTGCGACTAAGTTTTTCGGTAAGAAATAGTTAATTTTTTGACTTTTATGGCAGTCATTTAATTGTGACTGCTAATTCTTTGTTTTTAACTAAATACTAATAGGTGTCTATGAGAAGATTAAGACAGCGATTATTATGTGCAGTTTTGAAAAAAAAGAAACGACCTGACGATAGAACGATTATATATCTTTTAAATCATAAATATTTAACCATAAGAAAACAAAAAGACCGAAGAAGAAGAAAAACTTTAAAAAAGTTAGGTGTATTTAAGAGGAAAAGATATTCATGGATGAGTCAAATGTAGAATTAAAAGTTCAGATAGAGGGACTTAGAAAAGATGTAGAGAATGTTAATAACATACAATCAAAGTTAGATACTGCGATAGATAAGTTAACAGATGTTTCTTCTAGTATAAAATCTATGTTAGCGGTTCACGAAGAAAAGATAACAAAACAAGAACAAATAGATGAAGTTATATTTGATAAGTTAAAAGAAAGACAAATGAATATAAACCAAGTTTATGATGATTTACACAAAAATATAACACAAGTTGAAAGAAGATTATTACTAGAAATGAAATCACTAAAACATGATATAGGTGGAAGAGTGAGTATGTTAGAAAAGTGGAAATGGTTGATTGTTGGTGGTTCTATTGTTATTGGTTTTATACTGTCTAGAAATCTCATGCCATTAATAGATATGATGTCAAAATAGACTTGACAATATACTTTCTTTAGAGTATAGTCAATCAATGACTTCTTATATCGATTCAAAATACATATCCAAAATATCGTCTAGGTTAGAACAATTCAAACAAAAGAACAATTTGTATAACTTTAGATGTCCACATTGTGGTGATTCTAAAAAGTCAAAGACTAAAGCACGAGCATATCTTTATACTAAAAAGAATGATGTGTTCTTTAAGTGTCATAACTGTGGTATGGGTCAAAATCTCTTAAACTTTCTCAAGTTTGTAGACCCAAAGATATATGAAGAATATTTACTTGACAGGTATAAAGATAGCAGACCTGCGACACCAAAACCAGAGTTTAACTTTAAACCTGTCAAGTTTACAGACCCTACATTATTAGATAACATCACAAAGATATGTGACTTAAAAGACACACATCCTGCTAAACAATATTGCACTGATAGAAAGATACCTGAAAAACATCTTGACAAATTATATTATTGTGATAAGTTTACAGAGTTTGTTAATAAAGCAAAGAAGGGTACTTTTGTAACTGCCAAGGAGCATCCTAGACTGATTATACCATTCTTTGATATATCTAGAAAATTAATAGCATTTCAAGGTAGAGCATTTGGAAATGAGAACCCAAAGTATCTTACAATAAAATTAAAAGAAGATGCTAAAAAAATATTTGGATTAGATAGAATCAATCTACAAGACCACATATATATTACAGAAGGTCCTATAGACTCTTTATTTCTAGACAATTGTATTGCCGCCGGTGGTGCTGATTTACTATTTGAAGATGCACCTTCTAAGCAAATTACATATATATTTGACAATGAACCTAGAAACCTTGAAATTATAAATAGAATGTCAAAGGTGATTGAACAAGGTTTTAATATTGTAATTTGGTCTAGTGAAGTTAAAGAAAAAGACGTAAATGATTTGATTATGAACGGCGTATCGAAAGACGAACTACTAAAAATTATAAAAGAAAATACATACTCAGAGTTATCTGCTTTGACTAAATTAACATATTGGAGGAAAAGATAAATGGAAAAAGAAATATCAGTTGTTAAAAGAAGGAGCAGAGGTAGAGAACCATTAAACATAGAAAAGATACACGAGATGGTAGAGTATGCAGTTGAAGGAATAGCAGGTGTTTCTTCTTCTCAAGTAGAAATGAGTAGTGGTTTACAATTCTTTGATGGTATTACAACTGATGAAATACAACAAATATTAGTTAAATCCGCCTCCGATTTAATATCATTAGATAAACCTAATTATCAATTTGTTGCTGGTAGATTATTATTATTTAGTTTAAGAAAACAAGTCTTCAAAAGGATGTGGGATCACCCACAATTCTATACGCATGTAAAAAAATGTGTAGATATGAAACTATATGATAATGAAATATTAGAAAATTATAATGAAGAAGACTTTAATCAAATGCAATCTTGGTTAGACCATAAAAGAGATTATAACTTTACCTATGCAGGACTAAGACAAGTTATTGATAAATATTTAGTACAAGATAGAAGCACAGGTGAAGTTTTTGAAACACCACAGTTTATGTATATGATGATATCTGCTACAGTCTTTGCAAATTATCCAAAGACTAGTAGAATGAATTATGTAAGGAGATACTATGATGCTATTAGTAATTTTAAAATCAATATTCCTACTCCCGTTATGGCGGGTGTTAGAACTCCTTTGCGTCAGTATGCTAGTTGTGTTTTGGTTGATGTTGATGATACTCTCGATAGTATTTTTAGCAGTGATATGGGTATTGGTCGCTATGTTGCTCAAAGGGCAGGAATTGGTATCAACGCAGGTAGAATAAGAGGTATAAACTCTAGAATTAGAGGTGGTGAAGTTCAACACACAGGTGTTATACCATTTCTTAAAAAGTTTGAAGCAACAGTAAAATGTTGTACACAGAACGGTGTTAGAGGTGGTAGTGCAACTGTTCACTTTCCTATATGGCACACTGAAATAGAAGACATTATTGTATTAAAAAATAATAAGGGTTCTGATGACAATAGAGTTAGAAAGTTAGATTACTCTATTCAATTATCAAAACTTTTCTATGAAAGATTTATAAATGAAGAAGAAATTACTTTATTTTCACCACACGAAGTACCTGAATTATATGAAGCATGGGGAACTGATGAGTTTGATGAGTTATATGAAAAAGCAGAAAGAAAAACCAGTGTTAAGAAAAAGAAAATAAGTTGTCAGCAATTATTCTTTGACATATTAAAAGAAAGAGCAGAAACAGGTCGTATATACATTATGAATATTGACCATTGCAATACACATTCTAGTTTTAAAGATAGAGTTTATATGTCTAACTTATGTCAAGAGATTACATTACCCACAGACCCTATTCAACACATAGATGGTAATGGAGAGATTGCATTATGTATTTTAAGTGCTATCAATGTAGGTACTTTAAAGTCACTTTATGAGTTAAAAGATTTATGTGATTTAGCGGTTAGAGGTTTAGATGAAATAATAGACCATCAAAAATATCCTATAAAAGCGGCGGAAATATCTACTAAATCCAGAAGAAGTTTAGGTATAGGATATATCGGTCTTGCTCATTATCTTGCAAAGAATAAAGTTTCTTTTGATAATCCAGATGCATGGGAATTAGTAGACGAACTTACAGAAAACTTTCAATATTATTTACTCAAAGCAAGTAATGAATTAGCAAAAGAAAAAGGTAAATGTGATTATTTTGATAGAACAAAATATGCAGAAGGTATTTTACCAATAGATACATATAAAAAAGATGTTGATATATTAGTGAAAAGAAAATTAAGTTTACCTTGGGATAAATTAAGAGAAGGTATTAAGAATAATGGTCTAAGACATAGCACATTATCAGCACAGATGCCATCTGAATCATCAAGTGTTGTGAGTAACGCAACAAATGGTATAGAACCACCTAGAGATTATATAAGTGTAAAGAAATCAAAGAAAGGTCCATTAAAACAAGTGGTACCAGATTACAATAAACTTAAAAATAATTATACTTTATTATGGGATATGAAAGACATGTCAGGATATATAAATGTGGTTGCTATTATGCAAAAATATTTTGACCAAGCAATTAGTGGTAATTGGTCTTATAATCCAGAACACTTTGAAGATGGTCAAGTACCAGTTTCAGTTATGGCACAAGATTTATTAACAACATATAAGTTAGGGTGGAAGACTTCTTATTATCAAAATACATATGATAGTAAAAAAGATGATGATGAACCAGCACACCCTATAGGTTTTAAAGACGAAGTACCTGAAACAAAGGTAGAAGAAGAAGAATGCGAAAGTTGTACAATTTAAGGAGAGAGAATGGCACATTTAGCGATTAACACACCACACGAAGAAGTTTGGGTGAAGAAAGAATATCTTTATGATTTAGAAAAAGGTCATGGAGAATTGACACCTGGTATTTGGGTTACTGCAAAATCAATAATGGGTAGAGCATTATACTTTGAAACTTTTTTACCAGAGTATGGTGCGTTGTTTGATAAACTTCCTATATCAGCATTTGTGTGGAAAAAAGATTATGAAGGTAACATGCCCTTAACAGAATTGCAATTGTGGGATTGTTTCAGTTATGACATTACATTAATACAAAAAGTATTATTAGGTGGTAGTATGTGTAAATACATGTCACCTGAAAAAAAGTGGTATAGAGGTCATTATTGGTGGACTATAGATAGTTGTGCCTCATCTGCTATGGAAAGAGATGTATCATTTTCAGAAACACCTAGTCAACATAAATCATTCAATATAATAGCATTAGAAAATGGTCATATCGCCGCACAACCAAATAACAGAGTTATATTTTATGATAAATCATTATCACCTAGTAAATTAAAGTTTCCAGATTTCAAAGTATCTACAGTTGAATATGAAGTTGAAGGTACTCACAAATGGACTGCTGGCGACACAGACGATTGGCACTATGAATTAAAGGACATAAAAAATGAGTAAAAGTGTATTTAACAAAAATAAAGGTTTAGATGCTACTAAACAACCAATGTTTTTTGGTGAAGATTTAGCAGTACAAAGATATGATACTTTTAAATATCCTGTGTTTGATAAATTAAATCAAACACAATTAGGGTATTTTTGGAGACCAGAAGAAGTATCTTTACAAAAAGATAGAAATGATTTTTTAGATTTAAGAGATGAGCAAAAGTTTATTTTTACATCTAATTTAAAATATCAAACTATGTTAGATAGTGTGCAAGGTAGAGGTCCATGTTTAGCATTTTTACCATTTGTATCTCTACCAGAAATAGAAGGTTGTATAGTAACATGGGATTTTATGGAAACTATACATAGTAGAAGTTATACATACATCATAAAGAACTTATACTCTAACCCAAGTGAGTTATTTGATACTATTTTAGAAGATGAGAAGATAGAACGCAGAGCAAAATCAGTAACACAAACATATGATGATTTAATAAAATTGGGTTATCAGTGGACAATATCACCAGATAAGGTTGATATGTATGAGTTAAAGAAAAGATTGTGGTTAGCAATGTGTACTGTTAACATACTTGAAGGTTTAAGGTTTTATGTATCATTTGCTTGTTCTTTTGCATTTGGTGAACTTAAAAAGTTAGAGGGTTCAGCAAAGATAATATCCTTTATAGCAAGAGATGAAAGTCAACACTTTGCAATGTCACAACAAATTATTAATATGTATAGAGAACGAGAAAACGATAAGGTAATGAATCAAGTTATAAAAGATACAGAGCAACAAGTTTATCAGATGTTTGATGATGCTGTATCAGAGGAGAAAAGATGGGCAACATATCTATTTTCACAAGGCAGTATGATTGGGTTGTCAGAAAAATTGTTACACCAGTTTGTAGAACACATGGCAAACCGAAGGATGAAAGCGATTCGACTAACGCCGAAATACGACCAAAAATCAAACCCTTTACCATGGATAACACACTGGTTAAGTAGTAGAGGATTACAGAACGCACCACAAGAAACAGAGATAGAATCATATGTTATTGGAGGTATAAAACAAGATGTTAAAAAAGACCAATTTAAGAAGTTTAAGTTATGATACAAAAGCATAAATGTCAGAGTTGTGGAACTGAAATGGAAATTAAATTTAATGAAACGAAAGAAATATATCCTATAATGTGTCCATTTTGTGGACACGCATTTGAAGATGAGGAGATAAGTGAATATGGTGAAGAAGACGAGGACGATTGGGATTGACTATAGTTTAAACAGTCCAGCAGTCTGTATAAATGATGAAGAAGAAGTTGATATTACAAAATGCAAGTTTCATTTCTTAACTACAAAGAAAAAATATCAAGGTAATATTGCTAAAGATATATATGGTGACGAGTACCCATTATATAAAACACCAGAGGAAAGATTTGACGGTATATCTAATTGGGTATTCAGTCTAATAAAAGATATACATAGTTATGTGTATATCGAAGGATATTCCTATGGTTCAAAAGGTCAAGGTTTATTTCAGATAGCAGAGAATGGTGGTTTACTAAAACATAAGTTATGGAAATCACCAAACGTAGAACAATTTAATATAATAGTACCAAGTGTTGTCAAAAAGAGAGCAACTGGTAAAGGTAACGCAGACAAACAAATGATGTATGAACAATTTATGAAAGATGGTGGAACTGATTTAGTATCTGAATTAGGTATGAATAAGTTGAACAATCCTGTAACA